TTTGCGGCGTTTGTTCCGGTTCTTGACATTGCAGCCAATGCCGCGCCGACTTCGTTAAATTCAACGCCCATATTTGACGCAATCGGAATAACTCCGCCCATTGCACCGGCTAATTCTGACGCCTCTAATTTACCTTCACGAACCGATGCAACCAAAATATCGGTTGCGCTAGTAGCGTTAAGATTTTCAACGCCATACGCGTTCATTGCGGACGTTGCTAAATCTGCAATTGTCTTTGTTTCGCCTAATCCAACGGCCGCCGCTTTTAACGACGCGCTTAATGTGTCGGTTGCGTCCGCGCCTCGTAAACCCGCCGACGTAATAAAAAACAATGCTTCTGCCGCTTCGTTTGCACTCCGTCCGGTATCTGTTGCCATTTTCTTTGCGGTTTCACCCATTTCAGAAACTTTGTCCGCCGCAATACCAACCAAAGATTCAATTTGCGTCATTGACTTATCAAAATCCAATGCCAATTTTGTAGCGGCCGCACCGGCTGCAACTATTGGCAATGTCAATTTAGTAGACATTGAACGCCCAACGCTTTGCATTTTAGATCCAAACGCTTGAAGTTTTGAACTCGCTGAACTTAACGCATTATTTAATTTCGACGAATCGCCGGTAATATTAACTTTTAAATTTGATTCGGCCATAAGAATATTTTAAACAAAAATACAAAAAAAAAGACGCTTTTATTTTAACGTCGTTTTCTTTGTCATTGATTTATATTTTAATTCAAACGCTTCCATTTGTTCACGCGTTGACTTTGGTTTTGCGCGTTCAACTTTACGTTTTTGGTCTATCGGTAATTCGAACAATTTTTCCGGTTTTATCATTTGCGATTTTTTAGAACATTGAACGTTGTGAATCATTGCTGCTAAATATCGCGTTTGTTCCCAATTCAAATTTATATTGTTGTGATAATTTTCCGCCAATAGCGCATTTTCTCGCCAGGTTTGCCGCCAAAAATCATTTGGGTGTACGCCTACTAAACCAATATAATAATCGGTTAAACTTTGGAATGTTATTTGGCTTTTGACGGCTTCGGCTTTCCCGTTGGTTTGATTTCGCCGCTTAAACTATTACCTAAAATTTTTGATTCTAACATTGTTTCAACAATTTTATTTATTGTTTCGGCTTGTAATTCGTCTAACCATGCGCCAACCGAATAAACATTGTAATCAATTTCATTGCCTTGTTCTTGATCGTTTGCTAATATAGCTGAATAAATTAAAGCGCGTAAACCTTTTAATGATATTCCGTTTTGAAAAACATTTCCAATGTCTTGAAGTGAAACGCCTAATTGCTCGGTAAATTCCGACCAAAAATTCATTGAAAAGTGAAGTGTTCGTTTTTTGCCACCGACATTGATGTCGATGTAACCTTTGTGTTTGTTTGCCATTTTAATATTTGTTTGTCGTTAATAAATAAAAAAAGCCACCGCCAAAAAATGACGGCGGCCAAAATAATAAACTTTTAAAATTTTAGTTTGTTGATTTAGTAATTGCGCCGGTGATTGTAATTGAACCGGAATAAGTGACGGCCGCTTCCATTTCTGCGGACATTTCAACACTTGACAAAAAGCCTTCAGCAGTATATACCGCGTCGCCGGTTTCGGCCGTTCCAAATACACAAGTCAATTGTGTACGCGCCAAAAGGTAATCAGCAAATTCAATTGCGTTTGCAGTATCATCATAAGCAACTAAACCTTCAAATGATATTTCGCCGCCTTTTACGCCGCCGATATATTCAGAAAATCCGTTTGAATCTTTTGTTGTTGCTTCGGGTGTGTCCATTGACAAAGACATTGAACAACTTGTTGTGTGTCCAACTGTATCGCCCTCAATTGTTAAAATTAAATTTGTTCCGTTAAAAACTCCCGTAGTAGCCATATTTTTATATTTTAAAGTTTATTAAATTTTTTGTAAATATACGAATTATTTATTTTATTAATCCGTTATATAGTTAATGCCGGCGAACTTGTGGACGCCTTCGTCTTGTATTGTTATTTCGTACGCGGACCAACTCGCAATCGCTGAATCGTTTTCATCGCGCCATAAAACGTCAACGCAAAATTTATCGTATAAAACCGGCGGTGTGATTTCATTGCCTTGTTCGTCGTATTGTCCAGGCGTTACAACAATATTTCCTAATTTTACTATTGCGTTTTTATGTATTGGATATTCGTTGCCGTCGTCGTCGGTTTCAACGCCTAAATTAGTAATTAACGAATAAACTATTGATTCATTTTCAAACTCGTATTTTTTAACTATATGCGCCATTTTAAAGTGTTGTTAATTTAATTGCTTCCGTTTCTGTCAATACTTTATCATAAACCCTTGTGTCGTAAACCTTGCCTTCAAAATTTCTACTTGTACCGCTTTGACTTGCGAAGTTTAATTTATCTAATCCGGTCGGTATATCTCCGCTTGTGTCTGTATCTTTTAAAACTCCGTTATGATATACTTTAAACTGATCTTTTTTAAACGTTATAGCTACTTTATTTCTTTCATTACCATTTACACCAGTAATAAAATAATCTTGTTGTGATGAACCATTTTCAACTGATGTTCTTATTCTGCTACTTTCATATATAAACCTCACAAGGTTACTACTGCCATCGCTTAAAGTAATCATATTATAAGCCAAATAAGGAGTACCAAAATTATTTGCATCTACAAAAAAAGTACCCTCTGTAATGTCAAATAAATCAGCATCGCCACCGTTAAAACATTCGTCTTTTAATCTTGTGGTTGTGACTCCACTATTGGATTTGATATAACTCGAAACATAATCCCCAACTTCATATTGAGCACCCCAAACATAAACAAACTCACTTCCTGTTGCAGCCCACGATTGATTAAAACTGCTATCAGTTAAATATATACCAAAATAAGACAAAACACTTGAAGAAGTTGTAGCGTATAATCTTATCCAACCATTTCCGTAATCCTCATAGCCTACATTAGAATAGCTTTGATTAAATTGTAAAGTAGATAAATTAAATTCATAATCGCCTTGAGCCTTGAATATAATGTAATCGTGATTGCCTTTTTTAACAAACATTGACATAGTTACACCACTTGGAATTGTAAAAGCGTTTGTTCTTAATATCTTAAAGTTTGTGCCGCTATTTGCTTGTATTTTGTTTGCGGTAAAATTTCCGTCCGGTGCAATCGCTTCGTCTTTAGTAGCAACAACATCAATAACATCACCCCAATAACTTGTTTGTGTGTAATCCTCTGAATATGTTGTATTATTTGTGCGTTCTGCTTCAAGTAAAAGCGAAGGACAACCGCCGCCGGTGTGATCTATTCGCGGAATATTTGTTCCGACCGTTTCAATTAAAACGCCAGGATTAACCCTTGACGCGTCGCCGCTTCGTGTATATGTGAAATCGCCGTCGCCGTCCGTCGGAAATACTGAATAAACTTTTGATGTATTGTAAGCCGTTGGAATTAATAACAATTTTGCGTCGTCTGCTAATGACATAAGTATTTGTTTTTAGCAAAAATACAAAAATTAAAAATGATTAATCATTTGTTTTTTCTTCAACCTCAATTGATTCATTTAAGATAGCAACTATTTGTTGCGCTTGTGACAAAACCGCAATTGGCATGTTGTTAATGACTTGGTTAACCCTTGCGATTTGTTCTTTTGAAATTTCCATAATTTTGTTTTATGCAAATATATAAATTATTTCGGTAAATCTTCGTAATCGTCTTGGTAATCACTCGGCAAATAACTTTCCATTTCTGTAATCTGCTCCGCGCTTAACTCATCTTTATAAAAGTCATTTGCTAAAACAAACTTAAAATGGTCTTTAATTGCTTCTGTGTTATCATCATCAGATATTTGTGCTAATTGGTCTGGTATCTGTGAAGTAATTACCTCTTTATGGCTTTCCTCTGTGTTTTCAGATGTTACTACGTTTCTATACATTATTTATGATTTTAATAATTCAACTTCTTCTTTTAACTCTTGTATTGCTTTCACTAATATCGGCACAAGTTTTCCGTAACTCATCTCAAGTTTTTCTTCGTTTTCAGTATAAACTAATCTTAAAGTATCGTTGTCTAATTCTCTAACTTCTTGTGCTATAAAACCAAAGTCTTTTTTACCTTTGTTAGCAGAATAAAACTCTACTTGTGTTTCGTTTCCTTCGTCATCAAATTCTGTCCTTGTTTCTGGTCTGTTATCCCATACAAACTCTCTTGGTTGCAAAGCATCAATAAAAGCAAGTCCATATTCTAAATCCTTAATTTCTGATTTATCTCTTTCGTCTGATATTGATGTTATAGATGTGACTGCACAACGTAAAGTGGCTATACTTGAATTACCTAAAGTAATCTCGTTTGATGCACTTATTCCAGAGGGTTGTGAAGCATAACCCAGTGTAGTAACATTAGTATTGAAGTAACCTTGTGAACCAGCACTATTACCAATATAAGTACAGTTTTTAGCATCATTTGAATTTCGCCCAGCAGAAGTCCCAACAGCAACATTATAAGCATATTCTTGTGTATTATTATGTAAGGCTTCCCAACCTATTGCTACTGTGCTTCTTACATTAGTACCATTTTGTAAAGCGTCTTTACCTATTACAACATTTTGATAGCCACTTATATTGCTTTCTGCTGCACCACCACCGATAAACACATTTTTTTCTCCATACGTTAAAGAAGCACCAGCTTCATTTCCAATAATAGTATTATCATTTGCGTTTGTTATATCTTCCCCAGCACCAATTCCAATAACTAAATTATCACTAACATTACCAGACAATCCACTTGGAACATTTATTAAGTATGCAGAGTTTGTTGAATTGTCTATTGTAACATCACTCAATCCATTCAAATCAGAAGCACCACCACCACCAGCAGCTTGTAATTCTAATTTACCAGCACTTGAATTGAAAGTCAATACATCGCCATTACTTGCGCCACTTTGAAGACCTGGAATTCTAAATGATGTAACTGCTGTGTTTCCTAAAGTTATTTCATTTGTAGCAGTAGCTGAACTTGCATCGGCATCATATCCAATAATAGTTAAATTAGAGCCAGTTGTTACAGAGTTCCCAGCTTCAAAACCC